TGCCCATTGTAAATTTACAGGGATTCAAACCAGGCGAACTACGCATCACTGGTCCTGTGTTAGCAGATGTTTATATGGGAAACATCACTCGCTGGAATGATCCAAAGATTGCCGCTCTCAATCCAGGCAAGACATTGCCTAACGAAAGCATCACCGTGGTGCATCGTGCTGACGGTTCTGGCACAACATTCAACTTCACTGACTATCTAAGTTCCGTGAGCAAAGAGTGGTTAGATCGTGTAGGCCGTGGTCCTGCTGTCAAATGGATCCCGACTACGGCCATAGGCGGCAAAGGCAATGAAGGTGTCGCGGCTAACGTTGAACGTATTAGAGGCAGCATAGGTTATGTAGAATATGCCTACGTAAAGAAAAACAAATTAACATATCTACAGATGCAGAACAAAAGTGGTCGTTGGGTACACCCAGATGACCTAACATTCGCAGCCGCAGCCGCAGGTGCTGATTGGTTCTCGGTGCCAGGTATGGGTTTGAGCATCGTTGATCAGCGTGGAGAAAATGTATGGCCTATAAGCACGGCATCATTCATCATAATGTATAAGGATCCCACAGATAAGAAACAGAGTCAGGAGGCTCTAAAGTTTTTTGATTGGGCATTTAAGAATGGTAGACAGTCAGCATTGGAATTAGACTATGTTCCATTGCCAGACAGTTTGACAAATCAAATTAGACAACGGATCTGGACACAGATTAAGAATTAAAAAAGCCCCGGAAGGGGCTTTTTTTATGACCTAAACAAATATCGTTTATGTAAATGTAAACGAGCCTTGTTATACTGAACAGCAGTGAGTACTAGTGCGACTAGCCAAGGTAACGGCTTGGCGATTATCGGTTCTAATCCCGCCCACCAACTAGCCATTAAAGGTTCCTTCATCAGCATCAACATAGCAACAGCAAACAACACAAATGATCCTAGGAATACTGTGTCGGGCCATCGTTGTAGAATCTTGCTGACTAAAGTGGCGCCGAATAAGATAATTGGCACACTGATTAGTAAACCAGCAATGATCAACACAAAGTTTCCTTGTGCGGCCGCAGCAATACCTAGAGCATTGTCTACGCCCATAACAGCATCAGCAACTACGATAGTACCGATGGCTCCCCAGAAGGTGTCTTTGGCTTCGATGTTGTGTTCGCTATGATCAAATACCAGTTTCCAACCAATCCATATCAGTGCCGCGGCACCAATGGCACGTAAGCCTGGAATCATTAATAGGTATGTAAGTGCAGCCACTGACACAAAGCGAATGGCAATGGCACCAAAGGTTCCCCAGAAGATTGCTTTCTTGCGTAGGTGGTCTGGAAGTTTATTAGCAGCCATTCCTATAACCAGTGCGTTATCTCCTGCCAATACGATGTCTATCAGTATGATTGCTAAGAATGCCCATAGGGCTTGGAGTGTAAAGAGTTCCATAATTTTCCTTAAAAAGTTATGGTCTCACCGCTTTGTCTATATACCGGGATTTCTCCGTGTTGACGATATACAGAGCCCTTTCAGGCTAGTTACTCCCCGAGAGTATTTAGTAATTCTTTAACTTCGTGTAAGTTTTTATAAGTCAAGACATCGTCCGACATAGTATTAATACTTTCTAGTATTTTTTTGTTCCATACTTCACGCAGAGGTACAACATCTACTTTCACAAAGAACAAACTTGTTTCGTTGTCGACTCTTGCCGTGGTTTGTGTTTCCCAACGGAAATATAAATCATCCATTGATTGAGGAGTTTTTTTTATTTTTGTCAAGGGATGATTACTTAGGTTATCATTATTTGTAATTGTCCATACCCACCTGCGAAAACTATTTTGCTCAGTCATTACTCTAGCGATTCCTGGAGATGCTTTTACTAACATTTCTCCATCTGCCACAGGTTTATGAATGTCTTCTAGCATCATACCAACTCTCTCGCTAGGAATAAATCCGCTTGGAAAACAAAAACAAATAGCCGCTAATCTACCTTGGTACATTATGGCCACATCTTCTTCTAACCGTAATGCTAGATCTAAAACATTGTCAGTGTAAACATTACAATATTCGGCAGCCTTGGCTATGATTTTTTCTATATTATTTTCCTGTGAGTATAGATCTTTTCCAAATTTTTCTATTTGTTCTTTCTTTTGATTTATTATATTTTGATTAGGAGGTGAAATAAAAACAGGTCCTGTGTTACGAATCATATTAGGACCTGTTGTGTAGGGCACTTTGACAAAATCAATCAGCATGTCTTGTTAAGAAATTTACTCGCATTTTTTTAGGACCAAAATAATCTCCTACTACTTTTTTTGCTATTTCGATATCAAATTCTTTACAACTAAAGATATCAAAATATGCAGTACCATCAAGTTCCATAAAATGAGCACTGATATTCGATGTTGTGATCAATTGCAATAAACTAAACCCTTGTTTAGGATCACCGGGTAACAGATACTCTATTATAGGCTCGCCGTGAGATTCCATATCTATTTGGTCTACCAAATCTTTAACAAAATTGTAGATGTTGTCTCGATTAGAAACTTTTTCGATATCGCAGCCCGAACAGTCTAACATCAAATGATAACCCCAATACATTTATATCTCCTAATTACGAGACTATTTATAATACTAGCATATTATTCTTGCACAATACACTCATAGATATCTTTCCAATTTTTTACTCTAGGAATATTCACATTGTCATAATCCATATTGTGACCGTGTTCCATAATTAATGATCTTAATCCTACAGCAAATCCGGCTTCGGCATTGGTAATCTTATCTTCAATCCACCAGTAGCCCTTATCTCGGTACTGTCCTAATACTTCGTCTTTATCTGCTCCAGTATCTAAGATTATAAATTTTGTAAAAGCAGTCTTGCCGAACAGCTTGCGCAGATTCATTTTACGAAGTTCTTGTGCGTTTTCGTCTGCGCTCATTGAAGTGATACAATGGAATGTATAACCGTGTTCTTCGTGCAGTCTTTTCACATAGAACATAGCATCACGCAAGGGAGGAAGAAACCCCATATGCGCTGATTCATTGAACATTTTAATTAATTTTTTGGCTTGATCCTTTTCGATGCTGTAGCGTTTGCCGATATCGTATTTGAACTGGCTGTCTTCTACGGTTTTAAATCCGTGTTGCTCCATCCAAACTGAGAATGCGTATTCCCAATCCAGAATTACGCCATCACAATCGGTTAAAATAATCTTTTTCATGCTTATACTATACACTCATTCGATATATTTGTCAAGTCCCCAATCTAATAGAACCTTGATAAATAATATTATGGAAAAAGTATTACATAAACATCATATCATACCAAGACACGCTGGCGGAACAGATGATGACTCCAATCTTGTGTACTTAACGGTTGAAGAACATGCCGAAGCACATCGTCTATTATATGAGCAATATGAAAGACAAGAAGACTATCTCGCTTGGCGGGGACTTGCAGGACTTATAGGTAAGGATGATATGTTAAAAGAAAAGATGTCTTTAAACTCGTCCCGACCCGGGGAGTCAAATCCCTTCTACGGTAAAACCCATTCCGAAGAAACTAAAAGAAAAATATCAGAATCTCAAAAAAGAAGAAAGTTAGAACGCCCGGATTCTTTTAAAACTTACAAAAGAACCGACGAACATAAAAAAACAGTAGGAGCTCTTACGAAAAGTCGTGCAACCTTTTATACTTTCAAACATCCAGAACATGGAGAGTTCTACGGAACAACCGGAGACCTGTCAAAAGCCTATAACTTTAGTAGAACTTCTGAGGCGTACAAGTTAGTTAAAGGCGAGTACAAATCCTATAAGGGTTGGACCTTTATTAATTAAATAAACATGCTCTTATAAAGAGCGTTCTACTGTGGTGCAAACCAGCAAAGACCCTAGGGTGAGCCCGGCGAGGCAAAATGGTTAGATGACGCCAATTAAGTTTGGCAAAGGTGCTTCGAGCACCTTTTATTTTGGCGAAATGAATTACCATAATTCGTTGCATATTTCAAACAACGAAGATATAATAATGATATCCTAAACAGAGTACCTCGTGTCGAGGTTTGTTAGGTACTAACATATAAAGGAGTCATTTAATGACAGCGTTAACTATTGGCAATGTGGGTAGCCTTGTAACTCGCACAATTAATCAAGCAAAAAGCAAAGACTTGATGCTTCGAGAATTGTTTCAAAACGCCCTAGAGGCAACATCAAAACAAACTTCCGGCAAAAAACAGATCAAGATCAGAGATACTGATCCGGCATGGTTTGGATTTCAAGGCTTTTATTCTAAACACAAGTTTGGTATTTTCAACACCGGGCCTGGCATGAGTTCTCATAATCTGCGCAAGGCGACAGACTTATCAAGTTCGATTGGTAAAGTACAAGGAGTACATAATAATTTTGGAGAAGGAGCCAAAGTTTCTGCCTTGCCCGTAAATAAATCGGGAATGATTTGGGTTTCTTGTTGTAACAAAGAAGTCAATATGGTTGTGCTGCGTTTAGCAGTTGATCCAATAACCAAAGAAGAACGATACGAGCGGCAAGATTTTCCTAGCGGTGATGGCGGAACTACAGATGTAGTTAACATTACTTCATTGTTTAACAATCAATCAACAATCATAGAAACTTTTGGAACAGTTACGAATCCATCGGGACTTGATAGTGAAGAAGATTGGACCTATATTATTCTTTGTGGGAATGATCCAAAGCAAGATACTACAACCAATCCTTACGGTAAACTATTAGACGACGATGTTCCTGTTAAAAGTAACTACAATAATAAAAGAACCGCTTGGGCAATGAACGAATTATACAAAAGATTTTCGTTTGTGCCAGATGATGTTGAGATAAGATCCGATTTTCACAGCAAGGGAGGTAGTGGATCAGCACCTTTTGAAACTATTATGGGAGTATTAAACAAAAAATCAAAATTACATCCTAATAAAGTTCAATTTGAAACTATTTCCATACCAACACACTCTACACAGGTAGATATCGACGATCCTGTACAAAATGGTACTATTAATATCACTTATGTGTATGATGGCCCTCACGAATCAAGAGATAAAGAAGGAAATCCTGATTCAAATTTTGACAAACCAGAAAGCGTAATTGGTACTCCAGCAACTTGCCCTACTTTTTCTGGAATCATTTACAAGAATGAATTTTATGATGTCCGCGGTGGCGGCGGCGATGATGCTTATAAGCAATGGCAACCAGCGGCCAAGGAATGTGGTATTCTTTATGGATTTAAGTATTTCCGAGTCTTTGTCCACATTCCCGAATCCGAAGATATTGTAACAGATCGATATCGTACAGAACTACAAACAAACACCTTTGATAAGGCAAAGATTTTATTTACAGATTACAAGCACGAAATCTATAACAACATGCCTATTTGGTTTAAGGATAAGATGAAGCAATTCGCCCCTAAACCTTCTAATCTAGACGATCTTCAGCAAGACTGGCAAAATTTAATGGATCGATTAAATTTGTATCAACCTGCTGAAAAAATTAAGAATAACACAAGCGGATCTAAACCAAATACAAATCCTAACAAAAAATCGAGCCTAATTCCGGGTGCTAAGCCAGGAAACTCTAATCAAGGCATAACAAATGGTGCTGGACTTGTTCCTGCCCTCGCAGGTAAACAAAAAATAATTAAAAATGCTCCAACTCCTATAGTTCTTGAAGACCAAGATATCAAAGGAGCATCAGTTAGTCCCACGTTTAAGTATAAAGCGGGAGAGTATGCCGAGGATCAAAATATTTTGTTTATCAATGCCACATATCCGGCTGTAGCAATGGCGCAAGAATATCTTCTCGATGATGTCGGTCCCACTTCGCAGGAAGTGGAAGAACTAGCATATGATATTAGTGTTAAATTGATTACTAATCTAGTCGGTACCGGACTTGTATACGGATTAGTTAAACAAGGTAAACCGGGTTATGAAGAAGATTTTGAAAAAGTTATCGATCCTGCTTGTTTAAGCACTCATGCAGATAAGTGGATAGAACAAATTCACGAGGCGAAAAAACAATTTAAAGACAAATCTAAAATTTTAGATTTATCCTTAAAAACACAATTATCAGAACTTAACAACAGATTTGAATCTGTTGGCGGAAAAGTTCCTACCCTTGTTTAATAAAGGAAACCATTATGAAATTTACACCACCCTTCCCTCCTGGCGGCCGCGGCAGTCTAAGAAAGATGTTAGCTGATATAAACGCTGATGAACAGGAATTAAAATCTAATCCTTTATACAAAGAAGGATATGATGACGGTTATGCAGCCGCACAAGAAAACTACAAAAAATTACTCACTGCCCTAAGTGCTGTTTATAATATAGGAGAGGACGATGTCTAGAAAATTAGAAAATAAATATATAGGCCCTTTTCCTGCTAGAACTAAAGTTCAAGCACTTCTTGATCGTATCAAAAAAGAAAAACAAGAAAAACAACAGTTTGAAGATAATCTGTTAGGAATTACCAGACCTAATTACAATCCATTGGATATACAGGAAAGCAATCTATCTAGGAAAGATTGGTATCGTTTTCGTGCTAAATTTATCAAAGAGATCAATGGAGAACCTGTGCAGGATTATTCGGGCATGACTCACTCTGAATTCATGCACTATATCGCTACTGGTTATCTAGAAAACGCAGAATTTGACCAAACAGTGGCTTATCGTCTAAGAGATATAATAAAAAGAATCGATGATGAAAATTAAGATATTCCCACTTAACGATCTTTCTCCTAACTGGGCAATGGCCTCTTTGGTCAATGTCGTTATATCTCCATTGATGAAAGATGCAAAGATGTGGCGAATTAGACGAAAAGTATCTAGATCCCACACTCAAAAAATTACTATTCGGGAATTTGTAAATTTAGCACAAATAGGGGGCCTTTCTGTGCATCTAGAAAAAGACTGTGTATATTATTCATTAGATAGTCCTAGGACTCTAATCGAATGTATTAAAAACAGCCAGTAGCACATAGCGGAGTCACCTTTGCCCGCCTCGGCGGGCTTTTTTATCTACTCAGTTTATTATTTTGTCAATTAATGTTGCACAGCCATAAATAATCGCATACACACAAGGAGATTCTAAATGAGTAATCGCACACAGAGACAGCAGGCTATCCAGCAGGATTGGACCCTAAATCCTCGTTGGAATGGAATAAAGAGACCATACACAGCAGAGGAAGTCGTTCGCTTACAAGGCTCAAAGACTTACCCAAATCAGTTTGCTGTTGATCAAGCCAAAAAACTATGGCGTCTTCTACTAGAAGAAGATTATGTTCATACACTGGGCGCCTTAACTGGTATGCAGGCCCTACAACAGGTCAAAGCAGGTTTAAAGGCTATATATTTGAGTGGGTGGCAGGTAGCCGCAGACGCAAACCTAGCAGGAGATATGTATCCTGATCAAAGTTTGTATCCAGCAGATTCTGTGCCCGCAGTTGTTAAGAAAATCAATAATGCTTTTTCTCGTGCCGATCAGATCGCATGGAGTGAAGGCAGCGAGAAAGACTTCTACGCCCCTATAGTAGCAGATGCTGAAGCAGGGTTTGGTGGAGTTTTAAACGCATATGAATTGATGAAGGACATGATTGAGGCAGGTGCCGCAGGTGTCCATTTTGAAGACCAACTGGCTAGTGCTAAGAAGTGTGGTCATATGGGAGGAAAAGTCCTTGTACCAACCAGAGAAGCAGTCAATAAACTTGTTGCCGCTCGTCTCGCTGCTGATGTTATGGGCGTGCCTACTCTTGTTATCGCACGAACTGATGCCGAAGCCGGTAACCTTATCACTAGCGATATTGATCCTAATGACGTTCCTTTTCTTACTGGTGAAAGAACTGTCGAGGGTTTCTATAGAACCCGCAACGGACTCGAGCAAGCAGTCAGCCGAGCAGTCGCATACGCACCTTATGCCGATCTTGTATGGTGTGAAACAGGGAAACCCGATCTCGATTTCGCGAAACAATTCGCAGAACGAGTACATAAACACTTTCCGGGCAAAATGCTAGCCTATAACTGTTCGCCCAGTTTTAATTGGAGGAAGAATCTAGATGCAGACACAATTAGCCGTTTCCAACGTGAATTGGGAGCAATGGGTTACAAGTTCCAGTTCATCACTCTCGCTGGTTTTCACAATCTTAATTACCATATGTTCGATATGGCTTATGGCTATGCTAGGGATGGCATGCCTGCGTTTGTGGAACTACAAGAAAAAGAATTTGCTGCTGCGGACCGAGGCTTCGAAGCAGTCAAACACCAGCGTGAAGTAGGCACTAGTTACTTTGATCTATTAACAACCACTGTAGAGAAAGATGCTTCGACACAGGCTCTGAAAGGCAGCACAGAAGAGGAACAATTTCATTGATCAAATATTGGCAAAACACGCCGGTACGTAAAAGAAACAGAGCTATATTATTTTTTATTCTATGGCTCTGTCTTTTTATAACTGCCATCTGGGTGAACTTTAAGGATCTTTAATGTTAGAAACTATATGTGATATCCTGGTAGAAGCCTACAAACGAAATTGGATCACCAGCAGAGATGGCAACATATCTATTCGCCATCACGATAGAGATCATTTTTATGTGACACCTAGCGGTGTACGCAAACAAACCCTACAGCCAGATCAATTTAAAAAGATCAAAATCATATCTGGACCTGTTACTCTATGGCAAGAAATGCCTTACAGTGATATCAGCCAGGGATTGCGTCCCACAGGTGAAATGCCTTTACATTTCGGTCTACAGAAAAAAATACACAGCGATGAAGTACGTGTAGTCACACACATACATCCTACCTATATAGTGGCGGCCATGCATGCGGGTATTGAGTTAAGCGAACTTGCTAGACATTTTCCAGAACTCAGTAGATATACTAGAGTAGCACCCAATGTAGGAGATGTTCCTCCTATCTCACAAGAACTAGGAGACCAGTGTCACAAAATGTTGGGTTTAAATGAAGAGACAGGAGAGATTAAGTACGATATCGTAGGAATTAAAGGTCACGGAGTTGTTGCCATAGACTCTACACCTTGGAGATCCTTCGAACACATTGAGCGTTTAGAACACATCTGTAAAATCGTTCTAGCCTCAGGGAACTATTAATGCTAATAATAATCTATACCTTGGTGATGGTACAAATCACTATTGCCTGCGTTACTCTGTATCTACACCGTAGCCAGGCACATCGTGCAGTACAATTTCATCCTGTGGTCGCACACTTTATGCGTTTTTGGTTATGGCTTACCACAGGTATGGTTACCAAAGAATGGGTGGCCATTCATAGAAAACATCACCAAGCATCAGATACAGAACAGGATCCGCATAGCCCAAAAGTCTACGGTATATGGCGTGTACTGTTTGGCGGTGCTTTGCTTTATGCCAAAGCAGCAAGAAACAAAATACTAATCCAGGAACTAGGACACGGTACACCTAATGATTGGATAGAGGAAAAGTTATACACCCCGCACAGTCGCCTAGGGATTCTCATAATGTTGATCATAGATCTTGTTCTTTTTGGCCCTGTGGGATTTGTGGTCTGGGGTGTTCAGATGTTATGGATACCTTTCTGGGCAGCAGGAGTAATCAACGGACTTAGCCATTGGTGGGGATATCGTAACACAGACACCAAAGACACCAGCCGAAACCTATGGCCTTGGGCAGTATGGATTGGCGGTGAAGAGTTACATAACAACCATCACGCAAATGGTGCATCAGCAAACTTCCGTCAGCGCAAGTGGGAGGTTGACATAGGTTGGATGTATATCAAGGTACTGCAATTTTTTAGATTAGCTCGAGTTCGATAATAGAAAGCCCCCTTCCGGGGGCTTATTCCTACTATATTATATAATGCTCTATGAGCGTAATATTACTTCTTAACGCCTTGATTAACAAATGCGTACATTTTTTCGGCGGTTTCTAATACTTTATCTAAACCAGGAAACTCAGGCATACCGACTGTGGTAACGATCTGACCGCTTTTCTCGTCACGCTTGCTGGACATTTCCCAACCCTGCCACTTGTAAGTGTATTCAGAGTGAACAAGATCCTTGGCCATTTCCAAGATCTCTGTGCGGATCTCATAGCCATTCTTATTGAACTTAACTTCTGGTGCTTTCATTTCTGGTGCTGTGAACAATTGATTGTTTGACATAATTTTCTCCTTGTGTGTGTATGTCTCGTACCTTAGGCGGTACCTTCCTTCTTAGGAAACCAATACTTACTGGCAGTTTCCACAGAATATTTAGCCATGTCGATAGCATTACCTGCTACAACTTTGGCGAATTTGGTCTGGGCATCGATATAGGCGTGTGCCGCTTTGTTTAGAGTAGCATCTACGAAAATCTGATTAGTTACAACTTTCTTCATATTCTGGATGCTATCAATGTAAAAGTCTGGTCCGAACATAACTCCTCCTGTGTTTGTGTTAAATGTATTATATATGTAAGGCTGCATGGGGTCAATGGTTATCATGATTAAAACCTCCGATCTTGCTCGATCAATTCGATGAATTTAGCGCAATCTTCCCAATGGGTAAAGCGTCTCACCACTTTACGATTATCTGGAGTAAGGCTTTTAAGTATGAGGTCTTCATCACTGAACTGCGCTACAGCAGTGATGTAACCCCATTGATTGCGCCAAGGTCCCCATAATTGGAAGGGTATCTCTTTGAAGTCCATTTTACTTCTGCATGAGTCTTTTGGCTTCTTCGTGCATACCTCTACGGGTCAGTTCTGTTGCCGCCCTAGCAGTGGCCCAAGATTCAAATAGGCCCGATAAAAAATCTATAAATTTTTTCATTTTGTTCTCTCTGTAAGTGTATGTAGAATCAGTGTTTCTACTGATTTATTTATCATTATATATTGCGATCGCACAAAAAACAACCTAGTTGACAATCAAAAATAGATAGTTTATTATAGACTGCTGATCAGTTAAATACATTATAGAATTTGGGTACCTTATGAAACTAAGAACTAGAAGCATTCTGCAGGAACTTAACAGCATAGCCGAAGTGCGCAGCACAGATTCGCTAGTTGAAAGCAGGGCCACCAACATTATCAATTCTGCTATCAATCTGTTAGAAAGCATCCATAAAAACTATGAGCCAGAACAGGCAGATGAACTAGAGCGTAGATTGATCAACGCCATCAAAGGGCAGGATCCTGCCAAATTCGTCAGAGGTGTGCGAAGGATCGCTGAAGAACGCAGACAAAAACGTAAATTAGAAGAATCAAAAGATGAATGAACTATATGAAGGCGGCAATGTTTTTAAAAGTGCCGATAAGCAGCCTCTTACACGCAGGATAACTCGAGCAGAGATAGCACCTACCATAGCCTATCTAGAAAAAGAAACAGGTGTGGATTTTTCCACTGACAAAGACGAAGAAGGTGTTCCGATCAAGTGGTTAGGCACCACCGGTCGCAAAGCAGATTCGGGTGATTTGGATCTATCCGTGGATGCTAATGAAATCAACAAGACAGAATTCGCAGATAAACTTCGCAGTCTTTTCGGCAAAGATTCAGTGAAACTCAGCGGAGACAATGTACATTTAAAGACTCCTATCAACGGAGATCCCTCCAACGGATTCGCACAGACAGATTTTATGTTTTCAGCCAATCCTAAATTCCAACAAGGAAGTATGCTAGGCAGCACCCCTGACAGTCCTTATCGTGGAGAACATAGACACATTCTGCTGAGTTCTATAGCCCGTGCCAGAGGTATGAAATATTCACCTAAATTCGGATTGATGAACGCAGAAACAGATGAAACCATACCTGGAGGCGATGACTGGAACGTCATAGCCAAGCAACTGTTAGGTCAAACAGCCAAGATCAAAGACATACGTTCAGTAGAAAGCATAATCGCTTATATTAGAAAGTTACCTAATTATGAAGAATTAGTTTCTGCTGCTAGAGAAACACTGGGCCGCTCAGGCATAGAACTGCCTAAGAATGAAGCATTAGAAAGTTACCAACCAGGTAGCATAGGCTGGATGCGTAGGATGATCAACATAGTAAAATGAGAGCATTTGAAATCATAACTGAAAAGTGGAGCGACAAGTACAAACGTTCTATCAACTGCTCAAACCCCAAAGGTTTTAGCCAGAAGGCTCACTGTGCTGGCCGTAAGAAAAACGAAAGTATAAATGAAGATGACACCCCTGCTCCTAAAAAAGTAGGCAGAGAATTCAATCACTTAGAGGATCTAATATTCACAGAGCCCAATGGCGGTGCTAGGGCGATACAGATCCTAAAAGATCTAGCCAGCCCTGCTACTAAGATTTCAATCAAGTGGGATGGAAATCCCACTGTGTACTGGGGTCGTGACGATGACGGCACCTTTCGCATGGTAGGCAAGAACAACTGGGGTCGTGAAGAAGGCAAATCATCTAGTCCAGAAGAGTTATCACAGTTCATACAGAGCCGTGGCAAGGGTGAAGAATGGCGTGCCAAGTTCGCAGGTGATATGGCAGCCATGTGGCCTATATTCGAAAAGGCAACGCCTGCGGATTTCCGTGGCTATGTGTATGGAGATATCCTGTTCCATCCTGGCAAGCCCTATCAAGGAGCAGACGGGAAGTTAAACTTTACTCCTAATCAAACCACGTATGCTGTGAAAGCCACCAGCGCCATAGGGCAAAAATTAAGCAAAAGCAAGATAGCGGTGGCAGCGCATAAGAAGTTTGATTATTTTGGAGACAAGGGCGGCGAAGATTTTGACCAACCTGAAATTTTTTCCGGCAACCCAGAATTGACAGTTTTTGGTCAGACCTATGTCAGCCATAGGCCAGCAGTCAACGCAGACAACCTAGCACAGATAGAACAATTAGTTAGGAAAAATTCTGCTCAAATAGATAAAATATTGACTCCTCAGGCCGGACTCAGCGATTTACAATCTATAATTTACACTTTCGTCAACGCACAAAGCAAGGCCAAGGCGCTGGATAATATTAACACGAAATCATTTTTCGCTTGGTTGCCCAGCAGTAAAGTTTCAGCACCCAAACAAAAAAAGATAGCAGATCTTTCTAGTGGTAACCCAGGAGTACTCGATACTATGTTCAGTCTAGTGACAGAATTGATGAAAGCCAAGAATGAAGTAATAGATGAACTAGATGCGGCAGAAGGCGACATCACTGCTAACACGGGCGGCAAGCCCGGCGGTGAAGGCTACGTTAGCACTAAAGATGCTGTTAAATTAGTGCCTAGAGATCGCTGGACCCCATTCCGAGCCGATTAAGACGCCTATACACCTATTTTCATTCAAAATCAATAAATAAATGTGCCGGTCCCGGAGCGGGACTATAGATAAAGAGGAGAAAATATCATGGCAAGCGTAACAAGAGTAAATCCCACAGCAGTCGCTCGTGGTACAATTCAGCGTTTAAATCATCAAACTGTTTACAAAGTCGTTCTAAGCGGCGGATTAGCAGCAATGGCTACAGACGCAGCAGCAGCAAAAGTAACAGATGCACTAGGTTCTTTCTGTTCAATCGTCCAAACTAAAGCCGACGGTTCAGAAATCTACATGGTAGCAGATCGCCATTCAACCAACATTGGTTCTGTCGCTACTTTTATCGCTAAAGTATTAGACACAGGAACTTTCACTGTTTCTGGTGGCGTTGCAACTTTGTCAGACGCAGCAACAGTAACAGTCACCGAGCCAACTGACCTAGAAGGTATGTAAAATATACTTCTCCAGGGATGGGAAGGGAAGAGCGGATTTATTCCGCTCTTTTTTTATCTCTGTAAATAGTAGCATATTATGGAAAGATACAAGATCACCACCTTAGTGGATATCACACGCAGCAAGGCTACAAGAACTGAAACTGACAGATTGAAAATCGGCCAACAGGCTAACTTCAATAGCCTTATACAAGCCATAGGTATTAGAGCAAATATAGAATGGGATACCGATCCAAAATTCCTTGATGGTCGATTGCCAGATTTCATACAAGGGTCGGGCTCATATTGGATCTGGGAATTCTACACAGAAAGAGACAGTGTTTTCGCCAAAGGAAATGATTCTGTTTTTCTATTAAAAGAAGACTTACAAGGTGTTCCTATAATAAATCGATTAAATAATACAGTTGAAATATTTCCCGCGATATTTCAAACCAAAGGAACAAATCAGAATATCTGGATAGATAAGATTTCATAAGTTGGATAAATAATTTGTACTAGGCAAATAATTAGGCTTTTAATTTTAGGCACATGTCTCTAAAGAGAACTTGACTTAACAGGAGAAGGCTTAATGCCCACGGTAGCAGAACGAGTTAGCGTTGTAGAAGTACAAGTGACTAACTTAGACGAAAAAATAGATGAGATTAAAATCGATGTCAACACTATGGGTGCAGGCATCAATAAACGTCTCGATCAAATGTATGATGCATCCTGCACTCAACATGCTGAACTGGCCAAATCGATTAAAAATACACATTCGGAACTAGATGCTAAGATTTCAGAATTGCAAGAGTTCAAGCAAAAATGGATGTATCTAATTCTAGGAGGCTTAGCCGTCATTGGATTCATTTCTGGGCATTTTGATAATATTGTAAAAATCTTTCACTGAAAAAGATACTTGTAAATAAAGGACCATAGGTCCTTTTCTTATGACTGATATTTCAAAGCGTTTAGAGCAATTCATAAGCTCAGCGCAAAAAAATCTAGCACAAAAACATCAACTACTGCCTATAAAGACAGAAGAAGGAATTCTTGTAGGAGATGTTTTAATTGTCAGCGATCATAATCTAAAACACATTAAAAAAAATGATAAAATTTTGTTTAAAGATGTTTTTTTAAATGCAGTCGCTGTGAAATTAGCCAATATTAGCTACAAAAACACAAATAGTATAAAAGCCCAAGAATTATACAATGTAGATCAAGAATATGGAAAATGGTTTATAGATAGTCAATTACTACGTAAACAATATCAAAAATCTATAGAAAAAAAAGATTATGAAAAAGCAGACTTTTTGTACAGTAGGTACTGTCAAAGCAGAGATCGCGCTGAAGTATTAAAGAATAAAGCCAGAACTTTAGCACAACTCTGAATAAATATAAAATAACTTCGGATCATACATATGAAAACCATAGACCTTTTTAAAATAAACAGAACACCACAAAGGCTTAATGAAAGCCTACAAAAAACATTTGGAAAAAAGATTAGTTTAGAACAATTTGATCTGCATCAACTACAAGATGCCCGAAATAAACTGCGTACACAAATAAGCCAAGTTCGCAGCCAGAGCGGATTTAATGAGAATTTAGAAAATGATGCTCTTACTCAAGCACAATGGATGCTTGACGCTATAAATGCAGAAATCGCTCAGCGAGAAGAATTTGCAATAGAGACTGAAGACGTAAATGTCGAGAAAAAATCAGTAGAAGAATCCCAAGGAGAAGAAATGGCAACATTACAGGAAGGCGAAGTACAACAGGCCAGTGCTATCGTCACAGCAAAAACTATGGTAGACAGAGTAGGCCGTTGGATCGAAGAACTTTCTGGTATGGAAAACGATACACTACTACAGTTAGGCGATTCCATTCGCGATGAAATGGGTTCAGAGCAGGCCAAGAGTTTTATTTCAGCAGTTGCTCCAGCGATACAACAAGCCTTAGAAAATCTTAAGACCACACGAGAAACTTTAGCCACCGGTGTACGTCAACTTACAGGTGAAGAACAGGCAGCAGGTATGTTAGGTGCTGAACCAGAAGCAGGCGCAGAAGGAGATATGTCTCCAGCATCTCCTGATGAAATGAATATGCCAGCCGAAGAACCAGCCGCTCCGGAAGCAGATGAATTCGCCGCTGCAGAACCAGCCGCTGGCGGTATTGAGGCAGCAGGCAGAGAACAGAGAGAATCTATAGACTATCAAAGTCGGTTATTAAAAGTTTTGGCAGGTTAAATGAGATTTGTAGATTTTATTAACGCCGGCGATTTCTTACAGGTCAAAGAACTCGCTCCGATGAATGCGGCTCCCACCACTGCTCCTGCTCAACCAGGATCTGCTCAGGCAGCCCCGGCCGGTCAGCCACCCGGGGGAGTTGATCCTAAACAGGCAGCCATGATGGTTAAACAACAACAAGAGCAAAAGAAACAACTACAAGATCAGATAAAGCAAACTGAGCAACAGTTAGCAGATCTAAGAAAACAATTGGCAACACTAGGATGAGATTTTTTGAATTTGCAGGTGACGATGGCGTAGATAAATTTGTTATGGTTCTCCGTAACTATATTGGTCGAGCCGCATCTAAAAAAGCACCTGCAAAATTAAATTGGAATGGGCTGCAACAGGTGCTAAGAAGTAACGGTTTCGAAGTATCTGCTGACTACGAAACTTTTAAGGCAATGTATGATGCAAGCCCTGCTATACAAAATTTAGTAAAGAATTTCAATGATAAGGGCATAGAATTGAACGTCCCGGGAGCACCAGATGAACAACCCGAGGGCGACGGAACCAAAGGACCCGAAGATAGCCAAGCAGCCGTAGATAAAACAGCAGCAGGCGCCGCAGCAGGACAATTAGCTCAAAGTCAAGCAACACCTCAGATTTGACAAATATTATCTAATCCTGTAATATATACAGGATGACACAATACAATCCTCCCCCGTTCATCGAACGATTTCAATATAAAAACTGCACACAGGTCAATGATCCTGTGACTAGAAAACGGGTATACCTTACTCCAGACGGGGAGAGTCTTCCTTCGGTTACTACTATTCTAAGTGCTACCAAAGATATGACAGCACTGAATGAATGGAAAAAACGTATAGGAGAAGAAAAAGCCCGACAAATTACCACAGAAGCCGCAGGCGTAGGTACAGCCATGCATAGTAATCTCGAAAGATTTATAGCAGGCCTGCAAAGACAGCCGGGAAATAATCCAGTGCATGTTCAGGCTAATGCAATGGCTGATGTGATCATACAGAACGGCCTAAGTAATATTGACGAAGTATGGGCTATGGAACAGAGTCTATATTTTCCAGGATTATATTCAGGAACCACTGATCTAGTAGCAGTATATAAAGATAATCCATCAGTTTGCGATTACAAGCAGACAAACAAACCTAAGAAAGAAGAGTGGGTTGACGACTATAAAATGCAGTTAGTGGCTTATATATTAGCACATAATGAAGTCTACGGCACAGACATCCGCGAAGGTCATGTGTTCATGTGCAGCCGTAACTGTGAATATCAACAATTTGACCTATGGCCTACAGATTTTAACAAATATCAAGATCTCTGGCTAGGTAAGGTAGAAGAATACTATAAGCTGAACGGATAAATATCCTATATAGAGGGTATTTCAATGGCTGTCGTTCAGATTTCTAAAATACAGGTCCGTAGGGGACAGAAAAACACAGGTATAGGCGTTCCGCAATTAAGTTCTGCTGAATTCGCCTGGGCTATAGATTCTCAAGAATTGTTTATTGGTAACGGATCGGTAGCAGAAGGCGCCCCGTATGTCGGAAATACAAAAATATTAACAGAACATGACAATATTTTAGAGTTAGCATCTGCCTATACATTTGCCGAGCCAGATCCTTCTATATACCTTACTACATCACGAACTCTACAAGATAAACTAGATGAGTATGTTTCTGTGATAGATTTTGGCGCGGTGCCAGATGGCAATACAGACAACGTAGAAGTTTTTGAAAATGCGTTTAATCAGTTATTTAGAAATTCAGATACAAAATTTAAAAAAGTTTTGTTTATACCCAACGGCGTATATGTACTCAATTCAAATCTAAGAATCCCAACAACTGCAAAGATTAAAGGTGAAACACAAAAAGGTGTTGTTTTAGAACTAAATGGTTATAATATTTTCTTCATAGGCCCAGACGGGGAAGAGATTTCTGAATTTACATCTACAAATAGACCTAGAGATATTCACATAAGTGATTTAACCATTAGTCGGACTGATGGTCAGACTGATATTACAGGTATAACTCAATCATTGTTTGAAAATGTAAGATGGGTTTCGGATTACGAATTAGGAGACCCTCCAGGAACTATTGCTAACCAACCTGCTGCTGTGCGTTGGGAAAATTCTCTTCCGGGAACCAAAGTAACTGAAGTAACTTTCCAAAATTGCGTGTGGGAATCTAACTTATTGTCAGTTAAATCAGATCAAATTGTTGTTGATCCCAGTAATCCTCCAAATTACGATACCACGGTAATATTTGATAGATGTAAATTTTTTGTAGGTCATACTAGCATTTTGATAAATGGAATCATTAACCAGGGAAATCGTTGGCAAATTACAAATTGTAAATTCGAAGAAATAGCAGCCAATGCATTTATATCGGATTATGGTCTAGGAACTCTAATTTATAAATCGGATTTTAAAAATTGTGGAAATAATACTAATTCTTCTGCGAACCCGACAGATACCATTGTTTCATTTGGTCAGAAACAAGGAAATGTAGTTTTAGAATGCCTTTTCGACAGACATCAGGCCGGTGGATTTACTAACGTCAGTACAACTGCTTCAATACCTGAGGTTTTTAATTCAGCAAAAACATCTTTGATAGATATGAACTACTCAGAAATTTATCTTTCTGATAGTTTTAGACCGTTATCGGTTTTTAGTGCTTATAATCGTTATACTTATATAGACTATGTCCTAGATCTAGGAGCCCATTCAAGATATGGGCAAATAGTTATTATGATTTCGGAAGATCAGGGAGAACTATCTTTCGCAGACAATTTTGCTTATTCAACACCATTTGCAACTGACCCAGGAGGAGTGCTTATGACAAATTTTCAATTTAACGTAGAGTTCAAAGATAACAACGGAGATAGCGGTCTTGAAACAATACTATTGTCATATATGAATCCACTGTCTTCCGGCGCGACTGGAACTATTTCATATAAAATCAGTTACGGTGTTTGATCTACATGGTGCTGATAGATTAACTGAATGGAAACGTTTTAGAGATAGTATAGAAGTTGATGTGCAGCCATTAAACAAAGTGGCTGACCTTTGGTCAAAAGCTCCGTTCGTTAATCAATATCTCGATCCCAAAAACCCCTCCGAATGGCCCGATCCATGGCATTTGGTATTAGATCTCAAATTAGATGATCTTGCTATCTGCTTAGGCATGCTGTATACTCTAAAATTAACGCAGCGGTTTATGGACACTAATTGTGAGATACATACGTCTATGCTACCAAAAGATTTTAACAAGAAATTTTTTTTGGTAGTAGATAATCAGTTCGTATTAAACTATACACCTCGCAAAGTGGATTGCAAAGACGTACTGAGTCAAATCCAAACAGACAAAATCTGGGCGGGCCACCGGTTGCCATAAATATCAGACTTCGAGAGACATAGATGATTACAGTAATTAAAAGAGACGGAACCAAAGAGCCATTGATGATTGAAAAGTGGCAGGCACAAGTGGCAAAAGTCTGTAAAGGTATCGCAGACGTAAGCCAGTCGATGATTGAAATCAAAGCACAGTTACATTTTTATGATGGTATTACAACTCGAGAAGTTGACGGAATCACTCTTAGAGCCATCGTAGATCTCATCGATGTAGAACACAACCCAGATGTAGGTCATACAAATTATCAGTTCGTAGCAGGGAAACAACGGTTATCTATGTTGCGTAAAGACGTATATGGTTCTTACGAGCCTCCGCGTCTTTACGAAATCGTAAAACGAAACATAGCAGTAGGTCTATATACTCCTGATCTCCTTACCTGGTATACTGAAGACGACTGGAACAAAATGGATGAGATGATCGATCACGAAAAGGATGAATTGTATTCATATGCTGCTATTGAACAACTTATTGAGAAGTATCTTGTACGCAATCGCGCTACAAAGGAGATCTATGAGACTCCACAGGTTAGGTATATGGTCGCGGCCGCTACGGTCTTTCATAAGGAAGAACCTCAATCGGCACGTATGCGTTACATACGCGAGTATTACAACTGTGCGTCAGATGGTCTGTTTACTCTTGCTACACCTGTGCTGGCTGGTCTTGGCACTCCAACTAAACAGTTTAGTAGTTGTGTTCTTATCCGCAGTGACGACGATCTGGATAGCATATTTGCTTCTGGTGAGATGATGGCCAAGTATGCCAGCAAACGTGCTGGCATTGGTCTAGAGATTGGTCGTTTACGTCCCCTAGGATCTCCCATCCGCGGCGGCGAAATCATGCACACAGGAATGATCCCATTCTTAAAGAAGTGGTTTGGTGATCTACGTTCCTGTTCACAAGGAGGTATTCGAAATGCGTCAGCAACTGTATTCTATCCTATCTGGCATCATCAGTTTGACGATCTCATTGTTCTCAAGAACAACCAAGGAACAGAAGAAACCCGTGTAAGACACATGGACTATGGAGTTGTACTATCAGCATTCTTTTGGCGTCGTTTTAAAAACAAAGAAGATATTACTTTCTTTGATCCCAATGAAGTACCTGATTTGTACGAAGCATTTTATAAAGATACAGCGAAATTTGAAGAACTATATCTAAAATACGAAAGACGTCGTGATCTACGTAAAAAGGTCATGAATGCCGAAGATGTTTTCAAGGGTGGTATACTAAAAGAACGCACAGACACGGGTCGAATATATCTCGTATTCATTGATAATGTAATGAATCAAGGACCGTTTGATCCAGAATATCATACGATTTATCAAAGTAACCTGTGCTGTGAGATCCTATTACCCACACGTCCATTTAAACGATTAGACGATGCTGATGGTCGCATAGCGTTATGTACACTGGGATCTATCAACTGGGGATCGTTCCGTAACCCAGAGGATATGCGTAGAGCCTGCAGGATTCTACAACGTAGCCTGTGTAACATCCTTGACTACCAAGACTTCTTGTCGATACAAAGCAAACTAAGCAACGACGAGATCCAGCCATTGGGCATCGGCGTCACTAATCTAGCCTACTGGCACGCCAAGCGTGGATACAAATACGGAGAGAAAGATGCGCTGGCTGATGTAAAATCATGGATGGAGCATCAGGCCTACTATCTTACAGAGGCCACAGTTGAATTGGCCAAAGAACGTGGTCGTTGCCTTGATAGCGATAAAACTAGATACGGTCAGGGAATGTTTCCCTGGGAATTAAGAGCCAAGGGTGTAGACGAATTAGCCAACTTCAAACCAGAACTTGATTGGGAGCCCTTACGCAAGGAGATGAAAGAACATGGTGTACGAAATGCTACTCTTATGGCTATCGCTCCAGTCGAGTCTAGCAGTGTTGTTATTAATAGCACAAATGGAATAGAGATGCCGATGAGCTTGATCTCTACCAAAGAGTCTAAGGCTGGTTCATTTACACAGGTGGTACCAGAGTATCACAAATTGAAAAACAAGTATCAGCAAATGTGGGAACAAACAGATTGTGTAGGTTACATCAAGACGGCAGCAGTATTGGCAGCGTATGTAGATCAAAGTATATCTACCAATACCTTTTATAATCCTGCGCACTTTCCTGGAAGAAAAGTTCCTACTACACTGATAGTAAAAAATCTTATGTTAGCGCACAAGTGGGGCATCAAGACTTTCTACTACAGCCTTATCAATAAAGCAGGCGCAAAGCAAGAAGAAATCACACACAGCAACGGATACCACGAACAGAGCAATGGTTATCATGCTGAACCTACTGAATTATTAGAAGAAGATTGCGAGGCATGTAAATTATGAGTTTAGCGCAATATAATTTAAAACAAGACACTGATTATCTTAATCGAAAAATGTTTTTAGATCCGGCTGGGCCTGTGACTATTCAACGATTTGAAGAGGTCAAATATAAAAAGGTACAAGATTTTGAAACAACTGCACGAGGTTTCTTTTGGGTTCCGGAAGAGATTAGCCTAACCAAAGACGCTCAAGATTTCAAGGACGCATCGGATGCAGTTAAACATATCTTCACTAGCAACCTGCTTAGGCAAACGGCTCTTGACAGTCTGCAGGGTCGCGGCCCAAGTCAAATCTTTACTCCGGTCGTGAGTCTACCAGAACTAGAAGCACTGGTCTACAACTGGACATTCTTTGAAACCAACATCCACAGTCGTAGTTACAGCCATATTATCCGTAACATCTACAACGTGCCTAAAGAAGTGTTTAACACTATCCACGACACCAAACCTATTATTGATATGGCTTCTAGCATAGGTTTGTATTATGAACGTCTACATATGATCAACTGCCGTAAAGAACTGGGAGAAAAATTTCCAGAACAGGAACACGTTAAGGCTATCTGGTTGGCGTTAAATGCCAGCTATGCCTTAGAAGCATTTCGCTTCATGGTATCCTTTGCCACATCATTAGCAATGGTCGAAAACAAGATCTTTATCGGCAACGGCAATATTATCAGCCTGATTCTACAAGATGAACTCTTACACAAAGGGTGGACCGCTTGGCTCATCAATCAGGTGGTCAAAGAGGATCCGAGATTCGTTCGCGCCAAAGAAGAATGCGAAGCAGAAGTTTATCAAATGTACATAGATGTGATACGTGAAGAAAAAGAATGGGCAGATTATCTATTCAAAAAAGGTCCTGTGATTGGGTTGAATGCCAACATCTTGCGCGATTTTGTCGATTATACTGCCGCAGTGGCATTGAAAGAAATCGGTATTAAATATAATAACCCTGCACCAAAATCTACGCCTATTCCCTGGTTTAATAAACACAGTGATACCAGCAAAAAACAGACAGCCCTGCAGGAAAATGAAAGCACCAATTATGTGATTGGTGTGATGAGTGAAAATATTGACTACGATGCGTTACCAGCTATATAAACATGAACTATAAAGCACAATACAAAATGAAAAGTCCATTCGATTCTTGGAAAAACGCTAGTTCGTTTTCTAACGAATCTGCTGCTATTGCAGAGGCATTGCGGAAAAAAAGAGCAGGTGCTTTATTAGTTAGGGTTGTCGATAGCAAAGGAAAAACAATTTATTCAAGTTAGAAAGGAAAAAAATGAGAGCGGTAGTATGGAGCAAATACAACTGTCCATATTGCGATCAAGCAAAAGCATTACTTAAACAAAAAGGTATTAGTTTTGAAGAGCGCAAAATAGGTGACGGTTATACTAGAGAAGATCTATTAGAAGCAGTGCCAGGAGCGAGAACGGTACCACAGATTTTTTTAGATGATAAATTAATCGGTGGATTCACAGAACTTAAAAACTTGTTCGAACAATGGGACGGACAGGGCTACGGAGACGGAAGGGTATAAATGTTAATTGACAAAGGTTTAATTGAAGGATCAATAGTTACGGTGAAACTAATAAATGGCGAAGAATTAATCGCTAGACTTGTCGAAGAAACCGCAACTTCCTATAAAATTTCCAAACCACTGACGCTAAGTGCAGGACCAAAAGGAATGGGTATGATTCCTTTTCTTTTTACCGTAGATTTAGAGAAAGATTTAACCTTATTTAAATCATCTGTAATGGTTATTACTACAACCGATAAAGAGTTTGCAAATCAATATACACAAGGTACCACGGGTATCGCTATCGCAGGATAATCATGCCAGGAGTTAGCCGAGTAGGTACAGATACAGCAGGAGGTACAATTGTTGGCAATCTAGCACCTACTGTTTTTGTAAATGGTGCTCCCATAGTTGTAAAAGGCGCCGCAGTTGCGGGACATGGTAAGTCACCACATTCGGGACCGGTCATGAGCGGCAGTAGCGGAACAGTTAAAGCAAATGGTATTCTTATTTGCCGAGCAGGAGATGCTGCTACCTGCGGTCATGCTGCTTCAGGCAGCGGAAACGTAATAGCGGGGTAACATGAAAAAATTATTTTGGAACATTTTGGGATTTATTAGTTTGGGCTTGGCCTATATTGGGGTTGTTACTCCAGGCATACCGTACAGTCCATTCATCGTATTTTCAGCATACTGCTTTTCTAAAGGATCAGAGCGTATGCACCGTTGGATTTACAATCACAAGATTTTTGGACCGTTCCTTATGAATTGGCAAACCAAAAGGGTTTTTCCACAGAAGCTACGCTATTTGATGTTGACAATGATGTCATTAAGCCTTATATTAATGTGGACAGGCGGAGTAAAACCCATCGGTATAATTTCAACCGCAGTGTTTATGACATTGGTTGCAGTCTGGGCTTGGAGATATCCAAATACTCCAGAAGAGCACGATCGACGTAAATCAGCCAATGAAAAGATAGGTTGGATTAAATAATTTTATTGCTGTATGAAGCCGAGAGAAAAGTGTTCTGGACGCGGGTTCGACTCCCGCCTGGTCCACCATAAGGAGATTAGTATGAACGACGACTTGACACCTTTAGCAATTGGCGTGGTAGTTGTTCTGGTAGTTTTTGCCATAGTCCTCTTATGATGGGCCAGTCATGGTTTCGACAGGGCAAAGAGTAACAGAGTGGACAGCAGGGTAGGCGATGACCCTAAATCAAGCAAAAACGTAAACGCAAACGACGAAAGATTTGCATTGGCTGCCTAAACGCAGCCTAGGGTAGGAAATACCTCGTAACAGAAAATACCAAAAGCACCTTCGGGTGCTTTTTTATTATTAAAATTTCCTATTAACGTTATAAAAAAATATTTAGGCAAAATCTATTGATTTTATATTTTAATAGGATATATAATAAGTCATCAGTGATAATACTGAAGAGTTTTCAAACACACACAAAGGAGAGTTTAAATGAAAACAGTAGGTGATAAGTTAGAAGCATTTGCCGTAGTAGGCATCAATCCAGGTAGTGATCAATTCTTTGATATTACAGAAAAAAGTTTTGAAGGTAAGTGGAAAGTAATCGTTTACTATCCAAAAGATTTCACGTTTGTTTGTCCAACAGAAATCGTTGCCTATGACAAACTACATAGCGACTTTTCTGATCGTGACGCAGTATTGCTAACCGGCAGCACGGACAACGAGTTCTGCAAACTAGCATGGCAGGCCGCTCACGAAGATCTTAAAAAGATCAAGCACATCCAGTTTGCTGACACACAGCGTGGCGAATTGTCATTGATCGAGCAACTTGGTGTATTCTATGCTCCAGCAGGTGCCGCACTTCGCGCAACATTCATTGTTGACCCAGACAATGTTATCCAACACGTTACTGTTAACAACTTGAACGTTGGTCGTAGCCCAGAAGAAACCCTTCGTGTGCTTGACGCTCTACAAACTGGCGAACTCTGTGCCTGCAATCGTTCAATCGGTGGGGAGACACTATAATGACTGCCTGGGTTGATCAATTAAAGGAAACCATTCCCGACTATGCCAAAGACACACGTCTAAATATTGATGCGGTAGTTAAGCGTTCAACCCTTCCACAAGAAGAAGCAGAAGCCGTTGCATTAGCGGCGGCTTTTGCCACAGGAAATACTAAACTGTGGACTTGGATGCAAAGCCAAATTGAAGATCAAAAAGAAGCAGAAGCCGCTATCACGGCTGCCAGTCTAATGGCTATGAACAATGTCTGGTATCCGTATGTTGAAATGGCTGAAGATATTAATTTATCAGGACTGCCTGCTCAACTTAGAATGAACGCTATTGCAACACACGGCGGAACCACTCAGGCAAGGTTTGAAGCATACGCACTGTCCGCTTCGATTGTTGGCAAATGTCATTTCTGTGTTAAGTCACACTACGACACACTCAAGAAAGCAGGTTATACAGTAGAACAACTTCGTGATATTGGGCGCATTGCCTCAGTTATAACGGCAGTATCCAAAGTTTTACAAAATTAATTAGTATTGACAACCTCCAAACTTGATGTTATAATAGAAACATCATAAACAAGTTTGGAGGTTTCTTTTGAGTATGCATCTTGAAGGCCCTTGGCTTACCACCACTGGCAAGAAAAAAGGCAAAAAGAAATTTCGTAATTCGGACGAGGCACGAAAGGCTAGAGAATTGGAAGAAAGTTGGCAAGCACTACAGAAGAAATGGGGTTTGGAATTAGAAGAAAAGAAGAGACGCCGTGCTTTGTCTGCCGGTAGCCTAGCCGAAAGTTCTTATAATCTAAGCCCGCCGCCTGGCAGAGAATCTCCCAAAATTCCTAGTCTTCCGTTTACTGGAGGCCCTTGTGTCAAAACTCCGGACAAAATTTATACGGGTACAATGATTAAAGGTATTGGAACAATGCATAAAAGTAATGCTGTTCCAATTTTTTCAGATGAGCAAGCAGTAGAAATTTCAAAAATGAGGAGATAAAAAATGTCTATGTTTTATGAACTGTTTGAAATGAAAGGAAATTTTACATCTAATAACGTTAGCGACAAGGAAACAGAAATGGATAGACGCGAAGCCTATAAACAACGTGCCTTTGAAAATGCCCAACAAAATATTGGTCCTTGGTTATCTGTAACCATTTTAACAGATAGTGCTAAACGAGCAAGAAATAATGGTTGGGAATTTGACCTAGATAGAAAATATCTTGAAGAACTATGGCATAGTCAAAACGGATTGTGTGCAGTCAGCGGTGTTAAAATGCAAACCGAATCTGGTACTCGATCGATGAAAAATGCTTATCGCGGCAGTCTTGATAGAATTGATAACAGTAAAGGTTATGTCAAAGGTAATGTAAGATTTACCACACATTGGGTGAACAATGCCAAAAGTACTTGGCCTGACAGCGTTTTTGAAGACTTTATTGGAAATATTATCAAAATTCGTCGATAATTACCGGTTTTCGTGCTATAATAGAGAAAGTATGCTATATAAAAATACGTTTCGCAAAGAAACTAAGATAGTTGAACCTAAGTACTCACTAGACGAACAGGTTCCGCGAGTCTTGGCCTATGAGAAACCCGTGAGATTCGGGCGGTCAAGTTCGCCAAAGGTGACAGAGGTTATGAGACCTGTCGCTGATGGAGACAAACTACACGAACCCAGGGTTCTTTCAAGAGCCTCGTGAAGTTTACTCCCTGTAATGTATTGTTGCAAAATATCGCAACACTAAATGAAAGGAGGACTTATGGAAAAGTCGATTAAATTTGCATCCTATGTATTAGGATTATTAGCAGTGGCCTTTTTGGTTCAAAATTTAACAACATCAAAATTTGCTAATTTGAAAGAGAAAAATGGCTATTATAGCCAGGATGTTGTTAGCATTAAAACTAGAGAGCAGCAACTAGATTGCCTTGCCATCAATATCTATAGAGAAGCCGGATATGAACCGTTTGAGGGCAAAGTTGCCGTGGCACAGGTCACTATGAATCGAGTAGCCACTGGCAAATTTGGCAATGATGTCTGCGGAGTAGTTTATCAGAAAAATGTCATAATAGACAAGGTCGTGTGCCAATTCTCATGGTACTGCGATTCTGTTCACAAGGCCAGACCAGTAAACAAAGCAGCCTACAATGAAAGTTATGAAGTTGCTAAAAAAGTTTTGTTAGAGGGATTTAGATTATCGATTTTGAAAGATGCATTATATTATCATGCCACTTATGTAAATCCAAGATGGCCGCATGAACAGATTGGTAAGATCGGACAACATATTTTTTATCGTGAAAAAGAAAGGCGACTATGATAATTGACAACCTAACTAAATTTAAGGAATTTATTCAAACCAAAATTTCTGTCATTTCGGCAGAAACATTCGGATGGCTGGCCGCTATCGTATTACACGCTAGTACGGTGCCCAGTTTACTGGCAGTAATGGCCGGTTTAACTGATAGATTGCCGGGAGTTGATCTTGTATTGCTAGTATGGACTGGGTTAACCTTGATGTTTATCAAAGCCACTATCCAAAAAGATATGTTAAACATAGTTACCATAGGCATAGGATTTATTATTCAAGCCGTAATGATGGCATTAATTTTCTTTAAATAAATTGGTAAAAATCTTTGTTGACTTTGATCATTAACGATGTTACAATTAAAGTGTATTAATTCACACACAGAAAGGCAATTATGAAAAAGGCAATCACAATAGGTATTTTGGCAGCGGCTATCACCGGTTGCTCCTCAATGAAAGAAGTAGATAATCGTAAAACTTACGCACAACCTAGTTGGTATCAAAGTTGCGCCCAGGCAGGTACCGAAGGATGGTTTTGGCGGAGTAAAGAATATGCATATGCCTGCGGTGCAGGTGAATCGATTCACGCTCAGGCAGCGGAAGAACAGATGTATGCGATCGCCATGAATAACTTTGCTAAACGCATTAATAGTGAAGTTAATAGCGAAACTAGAATTGAGTTTAATAACGATAAAAAGACCACCAAAACTGTAATCGCATATCAGGTAAAGAATACCACTATTCGCGAACATTTGCAGAGAGAAGTAGGGCATTTTACTATGGGCGATAGACATTATACTTTTGTTAGATTAAAGATGCCTAAAACTACATTTGATCAATTGATTTCTGAAGCCAAGCAAGCCAAGGCTCAGTAATGAATCCATACACTGTAAAAAACTATCTATGCATACCGGCTATATCTTTGTTCGTTCTAATCTCGTCGGTAGGTTGTAGTAGCACCAAAGTTGTGGCTAAAAAACCGCAGTATTGTCATACTAATCAAACGATACTGTTACAAAATGGCAAGACAGTGGAAAGTGCTACATTGGTTGAGTGTACAGATGATCAAATTAAAAGACTCACTGCGTCTAGGGTTGGTTTTAGTCCTTATTGTGGAGAGTTTACATATTGGATGAGAATTGGAGGAAATGATGTCCAGCGCAAAGGTATCAGTTGTCAGAAACCTGATGGCAGTTGGGAAATTGTTGATGCTATTGGTCGCTAATCCCGTCCTAGCCAACGATATCAATAATCCAAGATTTTTTGAATATAAAAGTGATTCATTTGTTAATGAGTTAGTAAATGTGTCCTTTGGTTGGTTTAAGACTTTAAATGATAATCAAAGATCGGCATATAATCAATCTGTTACACACGCAGTGATGTTCGCTGAGAACGGACAGAGGGTTGATTGGTATAGAGATGGTGCCAGCGGATATTCTATTCCTGTGATGACATGGCCTAATGGTTCCGGTTATTGTCGAAGAATACACGTACAATCTGTTGCCTATGGAGTTGAAAGGACATTTAGCCAAACAGCCTGTTTTGATAATGCACATGGTAATTGGCGTTGGATAAGATAATAAATATTTGTTCATGAATATAAACAAGAGCGACAAGTTCATTGCCTACTTGGCCCTTATAAGCGGATTATCTATATCCGCTGTCGCCATTTATTATTCTGTGGCAGGATTAATGGCTATTTTTGCCGCGGCTGTGATCCCTATCATGATCATGGGCATAGTTTTAGAAATAGGTAAACTATCTGCCACGGTCTGGCTGAAACAGAATTGGACTAGAGCTCCTCGATTTTTAAAGACCTATTTGCTTACTGCAATTGTGGCCCTGATGCTATTAACATCAATGGGAATTTTTGGTTATCTATCTAAAGCACACTTAGATCAAGCCATTCCTACAGGAGATGTTGCTGACAAGGTAGGACTCATAGATGAAAAAATCAAAACAGAAAGATCTAACATAGACGCCGCTAGAAAGGCACTGTCGCAGATGGATGCCCAGGTTGATCAGGTTCTAGGCAGAACCGATGATGCCAAAGGTGCAGAACGTGCTGTTCAGATCCGTAGAAATCAACAGGCCGAAAGAACAAGACTGCAGGGTGATATTGCTAAATCACAGGCCGCTATTGCTAAACTTAATGAAGAACGTGCTCCGATCGCTAAAGAATTACGTAAAGTAGAAGCAGAAGTAGGACCAATCAAATATATCGCCGCATTGATATATGGTGATAATCCAGACGGTGATCTATTGGAACGTGCAGTTCGTTGGGTTATTATTGTCATTGTTCTCGTATTTGACCCCTTGGCTGTGATTCTATTACTGGCTAGCCAATATAGTTTCCAATGGTTTCGTCAACAAGAAGAATTAACTAGAGATAAAGAAGAACCATCTAAAGATGCAGAAAAAGATAATCTTGAAGAGGAATCTAAAGACTATGAACAAAGTCCGTGGCCTTTCCCTATTTCACAAAATAAAACTATCAAGGATAAAGTAGAAGAAGATATTGAAAAAAATATTAAACCTGATGATAAAAAACCATTAGACGAATGGAACGAAATGATTGCCGAGGCTGAAAAAGCCGTTGATGAAGAACAGGCAGAGGAAGCAATTATAGAAGCTGCTGCTGAAAACGAAAAACAAGCCATGAAATTATGGAAGGCAGAAAATCCAGAAAATAGTGTTAAGCATCAGAGAATGCTACTAGAAAGAGGACTTATCAATGATCTACCCTGGGAAGAATATCTTAGAGCCAAGCCAGATTTCAGCGATGATGAAGCAGCCGAAGAAGCAGCAAAATGGGCTCAGGAACAATTAGAAAAGAAAAATGACGATAGGGGTCATTACATTGGTTTAGACGAGAGATTGGAAGATCATATATCTGAGTCTGAAGTTAAAAAAAAAGATAACTCGATGGATGGAGAGACAGGGCAGTCGGCAGATAACAAAAACCAAAGAAGAATAGAGGGTTATACACAAAACGCCGAACAAAATGAATCAACTATTTGGAATCGTATTAAGAAAGGCTGATAGTGGCAGATAACGTAATACTTGTAACATCACCAGACGATTTCATCCAAGACAGTTATAGATTAATGCTAGTTGATTTAGACGAATCACAAAATCAATTGGTCTCTTCTGCACTGTTGAAAGTTAAACACAACGGTATTGTAACTGCATATATCTATAGAATCCAGGATCCTATTCAATGGTTTTTTGATAAAAAACCCAAATCTGATTGCATAATTTTCAATGCAGAATCTAAAAATGAATCTCTTGTAGGATACATTGCCGCCCAGAAAAATTCTTATTATTTTGGAACATTAAAAACTTTTAGTATGATCAATAAATCTGCTATATATTCAGAGCAGGATGTAGTTAATTTACTTACATTAAGAATGGAAAATAATGAACAAATCTAATAATCAATTATCAGGTAGAACAGCTTTTGCCAAAGATAACGAAAATATAAACCAACTTTTAAGAAGATTTAAAAAGAAAGTCGATGATTCCGGAGTGTTGGACGATTTACGTAAAAAAGAATTTTATGAAAAACCCACTAGCGTTCGTAAACGTAAAAAATCTGCTGCCAAAGCACGTTGGCGTAAAAAACTAAGAGAAAATCAGTTACCACAAAAATTATTTTAATTAGCAAATGGAAATAAAAACGGACAACTGGTTTCCGTCGACGATCTGGTCTGTCGATTTTTTGGACGTTGATAATCAAAAAATTATTGATTTCGCATATAATTTACAAACAGAGGATCCGCAAGGAGCAACAAATACAAATTATGTTGGTTGGCAAAGCAAATTTCTTGATAGCCGAACTGCAGATCCGGAGGTATTCAAACTTGTAAACTTTCTTAACGGTGTGGTAGAAACGATAAGATTAGATTGCGGGTTGCCTCCTCTAAACCTATACAATATATGGATAAACATTAATAAGCAGGGATCTTATAATTCCGTTCATAATCATAGAGGATCTCTCATTAGTGGTTGCTATTATGTGAGGGTTCCTAAGAACTCTGGAAATATAGAATTTTTTAGGAGTGACGACGCTGAATATTATATTCCTTCTAATTTGAGCACTTATAATTATTTTAACAGCACCAAGATAATCTATGAGAGCAAGGATCATCGAACTTTATTATTTCCATCGTGGTTAAAACATGCAGTTCAGGGAAATCAATCAAAAGACGAAAGAATATCAATCGCTTTTAATTACGGATTAAGATAAGAGAAAGGTATCATATGCGCATTGAAGATGAAGTCAAATTAGACTTTAAGGATGTTTTAATCCGTCCTAAACGTAGCACACTATCTAGTCGTAAAGAAGTAGATTTAAGTCGTACATACAAATTTAAACACAGTAAAACAGAATGGACTGGTATTCCTGTAATGGCTGCTAATATGGACGGTGTTGGCACACTTCATATGGCAGAAACATTATACGAACACAGGATGTTTACCTGCTTGGTAAAAAACTATGACGAAAGCGAGTTAGGTTTTACTGTAGGCAAAATTGGCGGTAATTATTTTGCTGTCAGCACAGGTACCAGCGATAAAGATTTTTTAAAACTACGACAGATAATTAATTCTTATCCAGAAATACATTTTATCTGTATCGATGTGGCCAACGGATACAGTGAACACTTTGGAGATTTCGTAAGTAAAGTTAGAACAACATATCCACACGCAACTATTATTGCTGGTAACGTTGTTACCGCAGACATGACACAGGAGTTAATTTTACGTGGGGCAGATATTATTAAAGTGGGCATTGGCCCTGGTAGCGTTTGTACTACTCGTATCCAAACTGGTGTGGGCTACCCACAACTTAGTGCTATTATTGAGTGTGCCGATGCCGCTCATGGTCTTGGCGCTCATATTATTGCTGATGGTGGATGTGTTTGCCCTGGTGATGTTGCTAAGGCTTTCGGCGCTGGTGCGGACTTTGTAATGCTGGGAGGTATGCTGGCAGGACACGACGAAGGTGGCGGCACAGTCATCCAAGAAGAAGGACAAGAACCTAAAGTTATCTTTTATGGTATGAGTTCAGATACTGCTATGAACAAACATCACGGCGGTATAGCAGAATACCGTTCGAGTGAGGGACGTACTGTAGAAGTAAAATATAAAGGCCCAATTCGTAATACTGTATTGGATATTTTAGGAGGTCTTCGTAGTACTTGTACCTATGTAGGAGCACCTACTTTAAAACAATTATCAAAATGCACGACATTTATTCGTGTTAACAGACAGATAAACGACGTCTTTGTAAAATAATGCTTGACTTCTATAACAATAGAAAGTATAATAAAGGTATGACCTCAAATACCGATATTATGATCGATATGGAGACTTTAGATGTTCTCCCTACTGCTACTATTTTAACTATAGGAGCAGTAAAATTTGACCCTTTTGGTTCAGACATTGAAGAACCAAGTATGGAAAAATTTTACGTTAAAGTTGATATAGATAGTTGTGATAAGATTGGCGGTACAGTTAGCCAATCAACTTTAGATTGGTGGAGTAGTCAAAGTCAAGCCGCACAAGATGAGGCATTCAATCCCGATGGAAGGATTGATATTGTTGATGCTATGAATCAACTTTACAAATTCTGTTGGGGCGCCAAACGAGTTTGGAGTCACGGTGCTGGCTTTGATATTATTATTTGTGAAAATATTTTTCGAAAAATTGGTAAAGCCATTCCGTGGCAATTTTGGGAAGTTAGAGATACCCGTACACTTTTTGATATTGGTGTGGATCCCCAGCGTCCTCCGGTATTAAAACATCATGCATTAGAAGATGCTTGGAATCAGGCCGTGGGAGTACAGAATGTGTTTAAGAGATTAAGATCTTCTAGTTCAATCGACGGAAAATTAATAACTCCACTGGCCAATCAGAGATAAATAAATTCGTAAACTGCAACATTATGTGGGTAGTTTACAGGGCATAGTGCCCAAATAGATCTTACTTTATAAGGAGATATTATGTCTAAGATCATCGGTATTGACCTCGGCACCACCAACTCTTGCGTGGCCATCGTCGAGAATGGAACCCATAAAGTTATTGAAAATTCAGAAGGTGCTCGTACTACACCTAGTATTGTTGCCTACACCTCGGATGAAATCCTGGTAGGTGCTGCGGCCAAAAGACAAAGCGTTACTAATCCAAAAAATACAATCTATGCGGCCAAACGGTTGATTGGACGCAAGTACAAAGAAAAAGAAGTGCAGAAAGATCTAGATCTTATGCCTTATGAAATCTTCGAAAGCAAAAACGGAGATGCCTGGGTCAAAGCCCAAGGTAAAGAATT